ATTTTTTGCTTGAGTCGTTCTTGTTTTTCCTCTGGAGTTTCAACCCATTCAAAGAACGGTTCTTGCTGCTTGGGTTTCTTCTTACCAAACAAGAATTTCAATAGATGTTTCAAATCAATGTTTCTCCCAATCTGTGAATTTTGTTGTAACGATCTCGGCTAGGCTCTGATGCGTTTTTTTCGAAAGTCCAAACTGGAGTTTCTACTGTTTCTGCTTGTTCTTTTACAAATAGCCATTTAAATAGTTTTTTCATTGTTAATCCCTTTCTGTTTTCCCTAACCGCACTAGAGAACTAGTGAGGTTTTTTAATTCATATATAATTTAAGGAGACTTATGAATATCAAATCGTTGTAGTTTCAGGTAGGTATTGCTTGTATCTCCTCACTAGCTCACTGCTACGGCTAGGGGTGTTCTTTCTTAAATGTCTAAGATGTCGTGTGTTCTGCAAACGGCAACGAAATCAATTGCTGCATCTTGAAACAAATCTTTACATTTATCGTCTGATGTGTCTGGTTTGCTGCAAACATCTCTGTACATCAGACATTTTGTATCAATGTCATCTAGTTCGCTCTTTGCTTTTTTTGAAACATCCAACGTCTGATTGATGTAGAGGATTAACTCCGTAATGTTGTCGAGAGCAGAGATGCCACCTTCCATCTTGTGGAAGTCTTTGTCAAATTGGATAGCGCACGCTACCAACCTCTTGGTGTAATGATTGTTTTTCATGTTTTGCTCCTTGATGTTATTTAAATCTATTTCTGGTTTTCCATTCGATGAAGGCCTTGAAACCCTCATAGTTGATGAAAACCAGCTTGTGTGTTGGGTTGAACACATAATTTTGGAAGTCTTTGTTATCCCTCATTTCTCGAATGAGGTTCTTTGCCATCGACTTTCCTAGACCTTCCCACCGCTGCATGAGGTGTTCATAGTCGCCCCACTCAGCCTTCTCGTCAACTCCGACTGGTTTGTAAGTGATTTCCATAAGCGTCACCCGATTTATTTCAATCCATTCTCAAGAGCGATAAGCTCTTTTTGTTTTGGCGTTTCACGAATTTCAAACAGCGTGAAATCGTCGTAAGACAAATCTCTCAAGAATTGGATTGCTTTCTTAGCTTCAACGTGCTTGATATTAGTGTATTTAGTCACGTTAAAGGCTTTCTTCAAGCGTGAGTACATCAAGCGAATAAACTGACCTTTCTTCGAAGCGAACAGATTGTCACTAGGATGTGATTCCTGCTCATTGAAGTACATATCTGCGAACACACCAGCCTTGCTGAAAACGATGCTCTTGATTTTAGTAGCTTCACCATCGTCGATATGGACTTTCTTATTGACTTCTTCAACCAGCAACTCGATGTCAGTGAGCTTTTGATTCGTCTTCTTAACATTTCTGTCCATTTCTTCCTTGATTCCGATAACTTCTTCCAAAAGCTGTTGGTTAACGGTGCTTTGGGCAACCAGATTCATAGCTTGTTTTTTCTGCATTTCAACCGTTTCAGCGAGTAGGATTACTTTTTTCTTGTTGTTCTTCTTATTCATTTATGATTTCTCCTTCTATGATTGTTCTTCCGTTTTCTGGGACAATCTTGTTCATTTCGTCCAACCAGTTTTCAGTTAGCGTCAAGATGTCTCTGAGTTTTTCAATCTGAGCGTCCTTTCCAATGCCTTGGATAAGGGTTTTAAATCTGAGCGGTGCCATTTCTTCGTCAAAGAATTTTTCAAACTTGGTAACGAGCTTGCTGAGGTTAAAGATATTAGTCACGCTATTTTCTAGCTTTTCTTTATCAGCTCGTAAGTGTTCGATGGATTCTTTCAAGGCTAGCGCCTCGGATGTTTCTTTCTCGAGCATTTCATAAGACGCTTCTTTAAGTCGCAAGCTCCTTTTGACTGAATCAAGCTCGTCTGATAGGTCTTGATTCTTCCCAAGCAGTTGCTTGTTAAGGTCTTGTGTCGCTTGGTAATCTTGTGGGATAACTTCCTTCTCGATTACCTTTTCAGTGGTCTTGGTTTGTTTGACACGTTCCAATTCGCCCTTGACCGCTTCCAGTGCTTGGTCTTTGAGTTTGAGACGACGCTCAAGCTCTTTATATTCTTTATGAGTTTTGATGTCTCCATTGAATACCGCTTGATTGACCTCTGGATTGGCAGACGGTTTAGCAACTTGAGCTTGTAAAGTTTTCGGTAAGTGTTCAAACATTTCGATTTTTGTTTCTTCGTTTTGCGAAGAAACGAATTTAAAGTGATTGATATATTCGTAAGCCTTTGTTGTTTTAAACCCTAAACTTCTATACCATTCTTCAAAACAACCATAACCCCTAGTGGAAAGTTCCTCTTGAGCTTTTGCAAGTTGTTTTCCGATTTCGTAAGCACTCTTGCTTTGAATACCATAAATGATATTGGCTCGTTCTTCGAGAAACTCTTTTGTCGTTGTGTCTAGCACGGAATAATCGAAGTCATTTGTTGCTGCTATTTCGTTCATTGTTTTCCTTTCTGAATTCGTCTAAACTGACATCTAAAGCGTCAGCAATCTTCACCATTCTACTGAAAGAAAGGTCTCTCTTTCCGATGTTCATCAACGTGTTATAGCTGATACCAGTCTTTTCAGCTAACTCTGTGACTGTCATTCCTCTGTCAATAAGTAACTTGCTTAAAGTTTTTTTCATGTTTAATCCCAAAACACAATATATAGTGTTTGATTGTATTTAGAACACAACATATTGTGTCATTCTATCCTTTCTGATATAATTATATACATGACAAACGGTTGAATAAGACTTCTCTACTCCTTATGAAAATCGCTAGTCAAACATTACGGAAAGGAGAAAATTCTATGAACGACTTTGAAAGTTTAAAGCAGGTTAGTTACAACCTAATAGCCGAATTCATTGAGAAGAATCCAGCTGAAGTTGCGACGCCAGCTGTTATAGATGTCATTGAGAAGTTGTTAAATGCCAAGGATATGCAAGTGGATGTACTTGCTAATCAAAAGGCAACTAAAATTCTCAATGATATTACTGATAAAGCTCATGAATAGCTTTATCCAACTCCTGTTCAGACTTTTCTTGTTCTTTTTGGCTTTTGACAATAAAGTCTGAATAGATATTTTTCCAAGCCTTGACTATTTCAATAGTTGAGGTTTTTGATTTTCCACTATATGGATATCGTTTTGGTTTCATGTTTCTACTCCTCTTTGTCACGGTTAAACCGTGATTTTATCTAAAAAATTAATATCGTTGTACGATATTTCAAACACTGATTCAATCTTCTTTAATTTTGGTATGTCTGGATACGTTTTATAATTTTCCCAATTTGACCACGTTTCTTTTGAAACACCAACTTTTTTGGCTGCCTGCTCTTGAGTCCAATTGTTTCGAACCCTCAACATTTTCAGCGTTAACTGTGTCATTCTTTCACCTCCTATCTAAATTCGTCCAAGCTGACCTCCAGTGCATCAGCTAATTTGCACATATTCGTCCAAGACATCTCTTTTAATCTTCCAGCTTTGAGATTTGAAAAATTAGATGGATGGACACCTGATTCCTTGGCTAAACGATACATCGACCAGCCTTTTATTTTTAATTGTTTTTCAATTTTATCCCACATCAAAAAATACCATATGTTGTGTTTTTCAAGCACATTAAATCCTTTCTTATACAATATGTTGAAAATCAAATATATTTGGGTTACAATATATCTTGATTAAGACCTCTCGCGTTTTAGTCAAAATCTAAACAGAAAGGAGGTTAACAATATGACTTTCAAAATCAACGGACTAGATGATTTTTCTAACCGTCTTGATCAGCTTTCAGAGAATGCTCAATCTGTTGCTGGTACACACGAATATTCTTTCAAAGAAATTTTCTCCGATCAATTCATGATTGAACACACAAATTTTTCAACCATTGATGAATTTTTACTATCAAGTCCAGAAAAAATATCCAATGCAGAGGAATTTGAAAAAGCAGATGAATCAATCCTTGATGTCTTTGTTTCTGAACAAACAAAATTCGATACTTGGAAAGAAATGATGTCTGCTGCAGCGCAAATCCTAATCATGAAGAAACTTGGTTTCTAATTTTAACTTGACCTCGTTAAGCCGTTTAATTGCTTCTTGCAATTCTTCGGCTTTTTTAGATACTTCTTGACTAACCTCGGCCAATTCCTCGACATTAGAAACATTGATGTCAATACTTAATTTATCCGTTTTGATTCTCCCTTTCTATGTTATTGTTACGGATATCGTTATTCAATTCAATAAAACGATCAATATTTTTTACTTTTACATTAACTGTGGCTCTTGGTTGTGTCAACCAAGGGTCCTTTTTCTTTTGCCTTCGGTTCAGCATACTGTCCTTCCTTTCTTTTGTTTTTGGTTAATTCCTTAACCTTGACTATATTTTATCACGGTTAAACCGTGATGTCAATAAAAAAATACGTTTTTTTTTATTTTTTTATCGTTCTCCTTTACTTTTTTACGTTTTAACCGTAAAATATAATGAAAGGAGCGATTTTTTATGGCATTAGGAAATAAAGAGATTATGTCTCGAAATATAAAATACTACCTTCAAAAATCTGGCAAAACCAGAAATGATCTAGTAGCTGATTTGAATTTGAAATATATGACCGTTTCTGACTGGATAAATGGAAAAACATATCCACGTATTGATAAAATAGAAATGCTCGCAAATTACTTCGGTGTGATGAAATCGGATCTTGTAGAGGATCGTTCAACAGCACAACAGATTGTTGAAAATTATATTGTCGACAAAATAGTTGATACAGTCAAAGAGCTTGACCCAGAACCATACCAGCGTAATGTACTGACTTGTGCAGAGAGGCAACTTGAGGAGCAAAAGCAAGCTAAGAAGAGACTTGCTGAAGTCCATGAAGTGTCTGTCCAGTACTTCGCATACAACTACTACGACCAGCCTGTATCCGCTGGTACAGGACAATATTTAAACGAAGTACAGATAGAGACAATCCAGCTTCCTGTGAAGGTGGACGCTGATTTTGTTTGTCCGATTTACGGAGATTCGATGGAACCAGATTATAAATCTGGGGATTATGTCTTTGTCAAATTGACGGTAGAGCTTCCAAGTGGTACGGTTGGAGTATTTGACTACGAGGGAGAAGCATATATCAAACAACTTATTATAGAGAAAGATAAAGCGTATCTGAGAAGTTTCAATAAGAAATACAAAGATATACCGATTAATTCAGACAGTGATTTTAGGATCATCGGTAAAGTCGTGGATGTGTATAGAGGGAAATAAAAAAGGAGATTGAAATGTCTCACAAAAATCAAATTGAAATCTATCAATTTAACAGTCGTGCAAAATACTGGCTAGTTCGAGCAGAGGGTGGAAAGTATTACGATGATTTTAAATACAACCACTTCATTTCTATTCATCACAACCAAGTCACGCTTGCAGATTTACAGACTACTGACTTACTCCTCACAACAGAAAAAACTATAGAGCACTACAAGCAACAAATAGCAAGAGTGTATCAAGACAAAAGTCTATCAAAACACCAAATTACATTTACTGCTAAACGACTCTATAGCTTTATAGAAGATATGAGTGTAGGAGATTACGTCATAGTTCCATCATTCAAGTCGAACTATTTCTTGATTGGCCAAATTACAAGTGATGTCTATGAAAAAGATATCCCGAAAGAGCAACTAACCCTAAATCATGGCTACGAACAGTCTACGGATATCAAACGTCGAGAAGTAAAGTGGATTAACGAAGTGCCACGAAGAAAAGTAAATCCAAAATTTCTATACAGTACACTGACAGTCCATCACACTATCTTTAATATCACAGATTTATCAAAATACATCAACGGTCTCATATCTCCACTTTACTTCAAAGATGGGAAATTACACCTTCAGTTGAGAGTTAATACTAATGAACCCATCACATCAAGTATGTGGAAAAATCTTTATTCTATTATCGATGAGTATAAGAACCCTGAAATTGATGAAGAAATTATTGCTACATCTAACGTAGAGAGTCCAGGGGAAATAAATCTACAATCCATAAGTCAATTCATATCGGACAATCATTGGATGCTGAACTCGGGCTTAATAGGACTAGGGCTTTTGTTTGGAGATATTGATATCAAAGGTATTAAAGTAAAAGGGCTTTTTCCTTATTTACAGCAAAGAAAAACAGCCAGATTGGAAGAACGCAAACTGACTGTAGAAGTTGAAACGATGGAAAAAGATGCTGCCCTGAAAGATATGCAGCGTGAACTAGAAATAGAAAAAACTCGTCAAGAATTAGAATTACTAAAAAATGTAAGAGCCTTTGAAATAACTGTCGACTCTCCTAATGTCTCTTACGAAAACGTAGCCCAAACGCAAATGGATTTCGATGAGAATCAGGGTGAGGGATGATTTTTACAACTAGAATAAAAATTACAAAAGTTATTAAAATAATAGCCCTGTCTAAAAAGAAAAGAGTGAGAGAAAAAATAGAATATAACAATAAATATCCCAAAAGGATTTGAATGTTTTTCATACCAACTCCTCCTCTTTGCTTTCTTAATTTGATTTTAGCAAAAACAAACTGTTTAGTAAAGGTAGACTAGGATGACCACCTAGTAAGACCTATTGCTATTTATTTCGAGGACTAAATAGATGTCCGTAGCTCTGATTAAAACACTCTCTTTTTAAATCGAGTTCTTCCTCGCCTGTTTTAATATCCATGCGGACTCTATCAGCAAATTCATTGTGGCGCAATTCCATTTCTTTTTTAGATTGCTCCATCTTTTGACGCTCTTGATTGATGTGAGTAAAAAAAGAAAACATATCATCGCCCTACCTTTCATCACTATTTTACAACGAACAATAGTAAAAAATCAACTGTTTCCATTTTGGAAACAACTCAAAAAATCCCCACACTCTCCGACGGCCATCTTTGAGTGTGAGGATATCCCGTATAGTAAAAGGCATTAAAAAGCCCTCTTTACTATACCCATTTTATCAAAAAAGTGAGGTAAATACAATGTGGGTAGAACAATTACCGAACGGAAAATATAAATATTTCGAACGATACAAAGACACTTACACCGAGAAATGGAAACGGGTATCTGTAACGCTGACCAGTGGCTCTAATCGAGCAAAGAAAGAAGCTCAACGCTTGCTTGATGATAAGATAGCCCAGAAGATAGAGTCATCCATCACTACTAACGTATCATTCCATAGTGCCTTCAATGAGTGGTGGGAGTTTCACCAAAAACAGATTAAGTTAAGTTCAATCAAGAGCCTTGCAGCATCCGTTAAACGAATATCTGACACTATCGAACAAGGAACAATCTTATCAAATATCAATGTCCGACTTATCCAATCATTACTAGACACTGAAGACTGGACAGATTCCCAGAAATATCGTGCTAAGACTGTGTTAAATACATTCTTCGATTATGCTATGGATCAACAGCTTATAACTGATAACCCATCACGGAAAGCACGACTTCCAAAGAAAAAGAATAAGCTTGAGAAACAGCAAACTGCCAAGAATAAATACTTAGAACCAGACGAATACAGTCGCTTATTGAAAGAACTCTACCGGAAAGATATAACACTGAGATATGCTCTAGCGTGTGAGTTTATGCTCTTGAATGGTTGCCGTATTGGTGAACTGGCTGGGCTAACTGTTTCAGACTACCACAAAGAGACACGTTCCCTGGATATCCACACATCCTTCAACAGATATATCCCAGAAAACGAAGGGACGAAAACCGTCGCTAGTTACCGAACTACCTACCTCACTAATCGAGA